ACCCAGTCTCTTCTTGATGATGCCCTAATCAATATGGATGACTGGCTGGCCGCCGAAATCGATGACGCCTTTGCCGCCCAGGAAACCAGCGCCTTTATCAATGGCGATGGGGTCAATAAGCCTAAGGGTCTGCTGGGTTATACGATTGCCGCCGATGCCAGTCAGACCTGGGGCCAGCTGGGCTATTTGGCGACGGGTGTTGCTGGGGGCTTTCCCGCCGCCAATCCGACCGACAAGCTGATTGACCTGATCTATACGCCCAAGGTCCAGTACCGGGCCGGCGGGCGGTTTGTCATGAACCGCAAGACCGTCTCGGCCGTGCGCAAGTTTAAGGACAATAACGGCAATTATATCTGGAATGCGGCCCTGCAACCGGGGGGCTCGGCCACCTTGCTCGGCTATCCGGTGACCGAGATCGAGACCATGCCCGATGTCGCGGCCAATTCCTATTCGATTGCGTTCGGCGACTTTAAGCGCGGCTATCTGATTGTTGACCGGGCCGGGGTGCGGGTCTTGCGCGATCCCTATTCGGCCAAGCCCAATGTCTTATTCTATACGACCAAGCGGGTTGGCGGCGGCATTCAGAATTTCGATGCGATCAAGCTGTTGAAATTCGCCGCCAGCTAGGCCCGGACGCGACCCCTCCTTTCCTCCAGCCTCCCTCTCTCCGCCTTTGGACGGAACCTGCTTAACCGCGCCTTGGCGGAGAGGGGGCCTTTTGTCTTTCGCAATGGGCTTGTTCGCCATGACCTTGCAAATCCTCATCCCGCCCACGAGCGAGCCGGTAAGCCTTTCCGAGGCCAAGACGGCCGTGCGCGTCACCGACACGGTTGAAGACGCCTTGATCAGTCGCCTGATCAGCGCGGCCCGCCAAAGGATCGAGCGGGCCTTGGGCCTTGGCCTGATCGCAGCCAGCTATCAAGAGACCTTTGACCGCTGGGGGCCTAGGCGTCTGAAATCGGGCGCCATTCGTCTGCGCATGGGCCCGCTCTTATCGGTCACGGCGATCCGGGTGGCCGACAGCTCGGGCGGTTTTTTGGTTATTGATCCTGGCCTTTACAGTGCGCGGCTGGCCACGCGGCCCGGCCTGATTGCCCCCACTGCGGCGGGTCTGCCCGAGGCGGGCATAGGGTCTGGCGGCCTGCAGGTCGATTATCGCTGCGGCTTTGGCGACAGCGCCGCCGATGTGCCTGAGCCGCTGCGCCAAGCCATACTGGCCCTGGTCGCGCATGGGTTTGAAAACCGCGATGAGGCCAAGGCCCCGATTGGCCTGGTCGAGCCCTGGCTGGCCCCCTATCGGCGGGTGCGGCTGTGATTGGGTCCCTGCGCCGCCGGGCTGTCCTGTCCAGTGTCAGTGAGGCCGTCACCCCAACCGGCGGGCGGGTCCGGACCTGGACGGACCTTGCCACCATCTGGGTCGCGCTATCGGCCACCAGCACAGACATGGTCGCTACGGCGGATCAAAAGCCGGTACGCCGCCAGAGCTTAAAAGCCCAGGCCCGCGATCTGGCCAGTGCCGCGGTCGGTCAGCGCTGCACCGTCGATGGTCGGACCTGGTCCGTGCGGGCTGTCGATCGTGACCAGCCAAGGCTTGGCTATATGACCCTCATTCTCGAAAGCGATCTGACATGAGCCGCGATCCTGACAGCGCCTTGCAGATCGCCATCCTAGCCAAGCTGGCCAGTCAGACCAGCCTACAGCCCCTATTGGGCAATCCGCCGCGCGTCTATGACGAGCCGCCTTTGGATCTGGTCTATCCTTTTATTACCCTCGGCAGCAGCCAGACCCGGCCCTATGGCGGCCAGGTCGATCCGGTCAGTCTAGAGGCCACAGAACACGCGATCAGCCTGACCATAGCCTCGGTCTCGGGCGGCACGGAAGAGGTCAAGATCTTGCTGGGTCTGGTGCGGCAAGCCTTGCACGGCACGGACCTCAGCCTTGAAGATCACCGCCTGATCAATCTGCGTGTGACCTTTGCCGATGTGTTTCGGGCCGCCGACTGGCGATCCACCTATGGCGTCCTGCGCCTGCGGGCCGTCACTGAACCGATTAATCCCTGACATTTAGGAGCCCAAAATGGCAGCGCAAAAAGGCAAGGATGTCTTGCTGAAAATTGGCGATGGCGCCACTCCCGAAACCTTTACCACTGTAGCGGGCCTAAGGGCGCGGACCCTGTCGCTCAATGCCAAGTCGGTCGATGCAACCGATTCTGACAGCACGGGCCGCTGGCGCGAGCTCTTGGCGGGGGCAGGGGTTAAGTCCGCTGCGGTGTCTGGCTCAGGTGTGTTTCGCGATGGGGCTGCCGATGCCTTGGTTCGCGACGCGTTTTTCTCGCAAGACACCCGCAATTGGCGGCTGATCATCCCTGATTTTGGCACGCTGGAGGGCCGTTTCCTGATCGCCTCGCTGGACTATGCCGGGGACCATGAGGGCGAGGTGACCTTTGCCTTGAGCCTCGCCTCGGCTGGCCCGCTCACCTTTACTGCAGCGTGAGGGGGCCTGTGATGATTGCAGCCAATCATGCGCGAGGGGAGGTAGTTCAGACCCTTGCCGGACAGCCCCGCCGCCTATGCCTGACGCTTGGGGCCCTGGCCGAGCTTGAAACCGCCTTTGGCCTAGAGGGGTGGGAGGCCTTGTCCGAGCGCCTGCGCCGCCTGTCGGCCAAGGACTTGATCTTGGTCCTAGCGGCCCTGCTTCGCGGTGGCGGCGAGATCGAGGCGGCGGAGCGTCTGGACCAGACCCCAATCGATTTTCGTCAGGCCGCCAATGCTGTTGCCGCCGCCTTTGTGGCCGCAGGTGAGGCATGAGCTTGTGGCCGGGCCTCTTGCGGCTGGCCGTATTGGAGCTTGGCCTGACGCCCGAGGCGTTTTGGCGGCTGTCCTTGGCCGAATGGCGCGCCTTGACCGCGTTTCCAGACCAAGACCTTGGCCTGTCCCGATCGCAATTTGATGCCCTGTCTGCCCTCTATCCTGATGAGGTCCCATGAGCCCCCCGTCTAGCTTTTCATCCAGCAGCGGCCTTGGCGCGGTCTCGGCCCAGGCCGCCGATGCGGCTGCTGCGTTAAATGCGCTTAAAGCCCCGGCCCAGAGCGCGGCCGATACGATTGACCAGGCGTTTAGCCGTGCGGGTGCGAGCCTGGCCAAAAGCCTTGGCCGCGCCGCGAGCGATGGCAAGTTCAGCCTGCAGGAACTGGCCCAGGCCGCATTGGCCGCGATCAATGCCTTTGCCAGCGCCCGCAATCCGGCGAGCGGCGGGGGCCTTGGTCTCATCTTAAGCCAGGTCTTGAGCGCAGGCTTTTCTGGTGCCCGCGCCGATGGCGGGCCGGTGACAGCGGGCGGGGCCTATCTGGTCGGCGAACGCGGCCCTGAAGTCTTTCGCCCCTCTGTCGGTGGCAGCATCGATTCCGGCGCGAGCGGCAGCATGACCGTCAATATCACTGTCGCTTCGCCAGAGGGCGGCCTCCTGCGCTCTGAGGCCCAGCTGGCCCAGGCCCTGGCCCGCGCCGTGGCGCTGGGCGCACGTAAACTCTAGGAGCTGTCAATGGCCTTTCATGATGTGGTCTTGCCCGCGCGCCTGGCCTTTGGCTCCAGCGGCGGGGTCGAGCGCCGCACCGAGATTGTCACCCTGGCCTCTGGCGCTGAGCGCCGGTCCAGCCCCTGGGCGCATGGCCGCCGCCGGTTCCTGATCGGGGCCGGGGTGCGCTCGCTCGATGATATTGCCGCCTTGACCGCGTTTTTTGAGGCCAGGTTTGGCCGCCTCTATGCCTTTCGGTTCAAGGATTTTTCCGACTGCAAGTCGTGCCTGCCATCCAAGGCGGCGAGCTCGCTGGACCAGCCCTTGGGCACGGGCAATGGCTTGATCAAGACCTTTGCCCTGATCAAGCGCTATGGCATCGGTAGCCTGACCTATGACCGCGCGATCACCAAGCCGGTGGCGGGAAGTGTGAGCATTGCCGCCGATGGCGTCGAACTTCCGGCCTCGGGCTTTAGCGTCAATGCCCTGACCGGGGTCGTAACCTTTGCGGCCGCCCCGCCCGATGGGGCCGCCATTACGGCGGGCTATAGCTTCCACACGCCGGTGCGGTTTGATACCGACCGGCTTGACGTCTCGCTTGAGGGCTTTGAGGCCGGGCGGCTGGTGGCTGCGCCCCTGATCGAGGTGCAGGTCTAATATGCGCAGCCTGCCCCAAGCCCTGATCGACCGGATTGAAAGCGGCTCGGCAACCCTTTGCCATGTCTGGCTTCTGACCCGAACCGATGGCGTCAAGTTCGGCTTTACCGACCATGACCGTGATCTGGTGGTCGAGGGCGTGACCTGCCAGGCCGCGACCGGCTGGACCGCAGGTGCCGCTGAGACTGCGCTGGGCTTCAGCCCCGGCAGCATGTCAGCTAGCGGCGTGCTCGATAGCGACGCCATAGGTGAGACCGATATCCAGCTTGGCCAGCTTGACCATGCCGCGATTGAATTGCGCCGCGTGGATTGGTGCCTTCCTGACCTAAGCGTTCAGCTTTGGCAGGGCCATTTGTCCAAGCTTACCCGCGAAGGTGAGCGTTTTACCGCCGAGATCGAAGGCCCGCTCGGGGCGCTGGACCGGATGGTGGGCAGGACCTATGGCCGTTTGTGCGACGCGGACCTTGGCGACCATCGCTGCGGCGTGGCGGTTAGTGACCCAGCCTATAGCGGTCAGGGTCAGATTGTTTCGGCCCAAGGGCGCATGCTGACCTTAAGCGGGCTAGACCGTTTTGAGGCCGGTTGGCTGTCCGGCGGCATGATCACGCCCCTTGGTGGCCCGGCCGTGACCATTGCCGCCCATAGTGTGCGCGATGACGGCAAGGCGGTTCTGATCCTGCAGTCGGTCCCGTCCTCGGCCTTGAGGGAAGTATTGGCGGTTGGCACCGCCTGCACCGTGCGGGCTGGCTGTGACAAGGCCTATGCGACCTGTAGGGGCAAATTTGCCAATCATCTAAACTTTCAAGGTTTTCCGCATATTCCCGGCGATGACTTCCTGTCGCTCTATCCGGTCGAGGGCGAGGCTAATACGGGCGGCTCGCGGCGGGCATGAGGACGGACCTACCATCCGTTTCGCGGGCCCAGATTGTCCAGGCGGCCCGTGCCTGGATCGGTACGCCCTATCAGCACCAGGCCAGCCGGATCGGCATCGGCTGTGACTGCCTGGGCCTGGTCGGCGGGGTCTGGGCTGCGCTTTACGGGACCTGGCCAGAGGCCGCGCCGCCCTATCGGCCCGACTGGGCTGAGCTGGGCACAGATGAGCCTCTGCTTGGGGCCGCGCATCGGCATTTTGTTGCCATGCCGCTGACAGCCAGCCTCTTGCCCGGCGATCTCGTGCTGTTTCGCATGAGCCCGGTGGCTCAGATCAAGCATTGCGCCCTGGTCAGTGCGGCCGCCGCGCCCACCTCTGAGGTCAAGATCATTCATGCCTATTGGGGCCGGGCGGTGGTGGAAAGCTGGCTAGGGCCCTGGTGGCGACGGCGGCTGGCGGCCAGGTTTTCGTTTCCAAATGTGAGGGACTAGTATGGCTCAGCTTGTCTTGACCAGCCTTGGCACGGCCATTGGCGGCCCATTGGGCGGAGCGATTGGCTCGGTGATTGGCGCATCCCTAGACCAGGCCTTTATTCGCAGCCTAACGCCTGGGCATCAGGTCGGGCCGCGCTTGTCACAGGTGCGCATCACCGCGGTCTCAGAGGGCGCGCCCATGGCGGCAGTCTATGGCCGGGCGCGGGTGTCTGGCCAGGTGATATGGGCAGCCCAGTTCAAGGAAAAAAAGGTCACGGCCAAAAGCGGCAAGGGCAAGGGCGCGCAAAAAACCACCAGCTATACCTATTCCTTGTCCTTTGCCGTGGCGCTTTGTGAGGGGCCGATTGGCGGCATTGGCCGGGTCTGGGCCGATGGCAAGGCCCTGGACATGACAGGTCTGGCTATGCGGCTTTATCGTGGGGATGCGGACCAGACGCCTGATCCCTTGATTGAGGCGATTGAGGGCACGGCCCCCGCCTATCGGGGCCTGGCCTATCTGGTGTTTGAAGATTTGCCGCTCGACGCCTTTGGCAATCGTGCGCCGCAATTGAGCTTTGAGGTCTATCACCGGCCGCAAGGTCTTGGCACCGATCCATCGCTGGAAGATCAGCTTGGCGGGGTGTGTCTGATCCCAGGGGCGGGGGAATTTGTCTATGCCACTGAAACGGTGCTGCGCCGCCAGAGCCTGATCAAGCTGGTGCCCGAGACGGTTAATAATGCCCAAGGGCGGCCCGATTTTCTGGTGAGCTTGGACCATTTGCAGGCCCAGTTGCCGAGTGTGAAATCGGTCATGTTGGTGGTCAGCTGGTTTGGCACGGACCTGCGCGTCGGTCAGTGCAAGATCAAGCCAGGCATTGAGGGCCTTAGCCGGATCACCACGCCCCTGATCTGGCGCGCTGGCGGAATTGGGCGCGAGGATGCCTATCTGATCTCGATCGATGGCGGCGGCCCGGCCTATGGCGGCACACCTTCCGATCAGACCGTGCGTCAGGCAATTACCGAGCTCAAGGCCAGAGGCTTTAAGGTCGGGCTCTATCCCTTCATACTGATGGATGTGCCGCAAGACTCGACCCTGCCAGACCCTTATGGCGGCGCGCATCAAGCCTCTTATCCCTGGCGCGGGCGCATTACCTGTGATCCCGCCCCGGGCAGGCCAGGCTCGCCCGATAAGACCGCCGCTGCCACCGCTCAGGTTCAGGCCTTTTTCGGACAGGCCCAGCCGAGGCATTTTGGCATTTCAAACGGTGAAGTGACCTATTCTGGCCCCAGCGAATGGGGGCTTAGGCGCATGATCCTTCATTATGCCAGGCTGGTGACCCAGGTTGGCGGGGTCGATACCTTCCTGATCGGCTCAGAGCTACGCGGCATTAGCCAAATCAGAGGGGCTGGCAATACGTATCCTGCCGTTGAGGCCTTGCGCACCCTAGCCCAAGATAGCCGCAGCATTATTGGACCCGTTCCCGCCCTGTCCTATTCTGCCGACTGGACCGAATACAATGGCCACCAGCCCGCCGATGGCAGCGGTGAGGTGCGGTTTCATCTCGACCCCTTTTGGGCCGATCCGGCGGTGAGTTTTGTCGGCATAGACTGGTATGCGCCCCTGGCCGATTGGCGCGATGGCGAGGATCATTTTGATGCCAAGGCAGGCTTTGGCGGTCCAACCGATCCAGCCTATCTGGCCGCCAATGTGTTTTTGGGCGAGGGCGCGGACTGGTATTATGCCAGTGACGGCGACCGGATTGCCCAGATCCGCAGGCCCATAACCGACGGGGCCTATGGCGAGCCCTGGATCTATGCCCCCAAGGCGCTCAAGGCCTGGTGGCTAAACAGGCATTATGATCGGCCAGGCGGCGTGCGCTCGGCGACACCAACCGCCTGGGTGCCACAATCCAAGCCTGTGCGCCTGATCGAATTTGGCTGTCCAGCCGTGGATAAGGGCGCCAATTCGCCCAATCTGTTTATTGATGCCAAGAGTTCGGAAAGCTTTTTGCCGCCGTTTTCCAATGGCGCGCGCGATGATTTGGGCCAGAGGCGGGCTTTGGAGGCCATGCTCAAGGCCTTTGCCCTGCCTGCGAATAATCCGACCTCAAGCGTCTATGGCGGACCCATGGTTGCCGATGACGCCCTGCATGTCTGGTGCTGGGATGCGCGGCCCTATCCCGATTTTCCAGCCCGGACCAGCGTCTGGAGCGATGCGCCCAACTGGGCGAGGGGCCATTGGCTCAATGGCCGGGCCGGGGCCATGACCCTATCTGACCTTGCTCTAGCCCTAGCCGCCCGCGGCGGCGCGCCGATTGCGCTTGAAGGGTTAGGCGGTGTGGTTGGCGGCTATGTGGTCGAGCGGCCCATGCGTCTGCGCGATGCATTTGAGCCCTTGGGTCTTGCCTTTGGCTTTGACGCGGCCGAGCGGGCGGGGCAGGCCTCGGTGGTTGCTCGCGACGGCCAGGCAGCAGTTCACCTGTCTGCCGAGCAGTTGGCCCTGATCGAGGACGGGTTTGGCATTGGCCACATCTCGCGCGACCTGACGCCGCCGGTTGATCAGGTGCGGGTGCGTTTTGTCGATGAGCGGGCCGATTATCAGATTGGCGCGGTCAGTGTTCGGCGCGAACCGGGCCAATGGGGCGGCAGTCTGGATATTGACCTACCCATAATCACCATAGAGCCGATAGCCTTGCGCGCGGCGCGTCATGCCCTGGCAAGCCTTGAGGCCGAGCGTGATCGGCTGAGCGTGCCGGTCGGCCCACTCTTGGCCCTGCAGGCCGAGCCCGGCGACCTTATCACCCTGGATGCCTTTGACGGCGTGTGGCGTGTGGAGCGGGTGCGGCATGAGGCTCCGTCGCGTCTAGACCTAGTCCGCTCAGCCAGCCCCGATGCCGAGGGGGTTGATCCTGATCCCGCCTGGCGGGTGACCTCGGCCATTGAGCCGCCCAGTCCGCCTATCCTGCACCTATTGGACCTGCCGCCGCTCAATGGCCAAGAGAGTGATGCCCGTCCGATTGCGGCGGCTGCGGCCGAGCCCTGGCGCAGTTTGGACCTGTGGGCCGGGGCCAATATCCAGGCCTTAAGCCTGCGTACCAGCCTGTCCAGCGCTGCCAGCCTTGGCCAAACCCTAACGCCTCTGGTAAGGGGCCGCCTACATAGGCTTGATCGAACGGCGCAGCTTGAGGTGCAGATCGCCGGTGAGGCCTTGATCAGCCGCAGTCTGATCGAGGTCTTGGGCGGGGCTAATAGTCTGGCGGTTCAATCGGCCAATGGGGCGTGGGAAATCGTCCAGTTTCTCAATGCCAGCGTGATTGGCGGCGATGCCTATCGCTTGACCGGCTTATTGCGCGGCCAGGGCGGCAGTGATCCGGCCATGGCAGACCTGACGCCTGCCGGGGCGGCTGTGGTGGTTCTGTCCGGCGATCTGGCGCGGGTCAGTCTGGCAAGGGCCGAGCGAAACCTGCCCCTGGTTTGGCGCGCCGCGCCATCCGGCGGGGCGGCGGCGGGCCTAGCCATGGCTGAGCGCGCCTTTACATGGCAGGCCCTGGCCGAACGGCCTTGGGCACCGGCGCATTTGCGGATCAATTTGCAGGCCAATGGCGATCGCAAGATCAGTTGGATCCGACGCACCCGGCTGGGCGGTGATGACTGGGGCGCAATTGACGTGCCCTTGTCCGAGATCCAGGAGGGCTGGAAGATTGAGGTGCTGAAGGGCGAGACGGTCGTGCGCACCGCCCAGACCCAAACTGCCCAGTGGCTCTATACGGCTAGCGATCAGGCCACGGACTTTTCGCAGGGCCAGGCCGCCAATATGTCGGTAAGGGTGGCCCAAGCCTCGGCGAGTCTTGGCTGGGGTGTCAGTCAACGCAAAAGTCTGTTGTAAAAATACAACAATGCCCTTGCGCCTTGGCAGGAATGGATTAACTGACGATCACACTCTGGAATCGATGAGGCCCGGTCACTTGGCGCAAGACCCCTATCTGGAACTTGGCGTAGCGCGCACCGCCACCACGGCGGAGATCCGCAGCGCCTTTCACAAGCTGGCCAAGGAACATCACCCAGACCAAAATCCGGGCAATAAGGCCTCTGAAGAACGGTTTAAGCGCGTCAGTGCTGCCTTTGATGTGATCGGCGACGAGGCCAAGCGCAAGAAATTTGATCGCGGCGAGATTGATGCCGACGGCCAACAGGCGCGCGGCTTTGGCGGGCCCCCGCCCGGCTCGCGCGGTGGCGGCGGCGCGGGCGGCTTTGGCGGGGCCCAGTTTGATGGCGTCGATCTGAATGATATTTTTGGCGACATGTTTGGCGCACGCGGCGGCCAGCGCGGCGGCGGCTTTCGCCCTGGCGGCTTCAATGCCAAGGGCAGTGATGTGCGCGCCAAGCTTGAGATTGATCTCGAAGACGCGATTTTGGGCGGCAAGAAGCGCATTGCCTTTGGCGATGGCCGCACCCTGGATGTGACCATTCCAGCCGGGGCCGCCGAGGGGCAGACCATTCGGCTGCGCGGCCAGGGCTCGCCGGGCCGTTCGGGGCCGGGCGATGCCTTGATCGAGCTAAACATCAAGCCGCACCCGATCTATCGGCGCGAGGGCGATCTTCTGGTGATGGACCTACCTGTGACCGTGCCGGATGCAGTCTTGGGTGCCAAGGTCCAGGCCCCGACGCCGGAAGGCATTGTGACCTTGACCGTGCCCAAGGGCTCTAATGCCGGCCATATGCTGCGTCTCAAAGGGCGCGGCGTGCAGGACAGTTTTGGCAAGCGCGGTGATCTTTTGGCGCGGTTGATCCTGACCCTGCCAGAGACCCCAGATCCGGCCCTCGAAAAATTTGCGGCCAGCTGGCGCAAGGACCGCCCCTATCAGGCCCCCAAGCGCAAGGCCTAG